GTCTCCCGGAGGCAGGCGTCCATCACCYTCCCAGACAGAATCTGGAAGCCACTGAAGCCCTATCAAGGACCAATTATGCTTACTGAATACTATTACTGAAGCTACACAAGTCACCTCACAGACAGAATCTGCAAGTCACCTCATGTAAGTTCGGAGTTACTACTCACTGCTAGTAAAGTAAAGTTCACATAAAAGTAGTACAGGAAAAGCCATAATATATATTGCATACTACATATACTAATTTTTCAGCCCAGTCCGCCACATGAAAAACAATTACATGTTCCTCACCCCAAGCAAAGTATGCATGTTGGGGTTAACATCTTCTGTGGTATGGCGTTCTGTGTTTTCCTCTTGTGTACTGATGCCACCATCCAGCCCAAACATTCTGGTTTGCGATGTTTTGACCGCAGCCGCCTTCATTTGAATGTGAGCTTCCCTGGCGCGGGTGGATGTGCGAGATGTAACTTCGAAGAAGTCAAAGGCGTAACGAGCCAAGCTCATATCTCGCAGATTCCTTGTCAAACCATACCGTGGCATATATGGTTCCTTTTTGTTGCGCATTTCAATATACGCCTCTGCAACATCTGAAAAGTGTGCCATTATTTGCCTAAAAGTAGGCTTTGCATTTTCAATGACTGGTTTCAATGGAAATTCAACTTGTTCCTCACCGTCAATCATTGTCCACACTCCATTCAAGTTTGGAGATGTTCCATTCTCAATACACCAAACCATAAGACCATTTAATATGGTCCCCATCTCCCCATCCTGGACATCATAAGCATTTTTCACAGATTCATACCATGTATCGAATTGACTCTGTGTAGCTCTAGTGTTCGATATGTCCAATTGACTTGGTGTGTATTCTAGCAAGTGCTCAAGATTTAATGCAACTTTGCCGGCTGCCTTTGGAAGGCGCATCTTACTAGTTATTGATTTTATGCGCGGTACTTGAAATGTGCCTTGTGTACCTGCATTAACATCTTTGTCTCGTGCCTCTGCTTGAACTGCTCCGGAACTAGTTCCTTCAATTGCCTTCCCTTGTTGGACCGGTTCCCTACTGGCTTGCTTTTTGCTAGTATTTCCAGCATCCAAGACACTTGCTTCGCTCTCTGTGGTTTTTGTGTCGTCTTTTGCTTGATGTGACACCTCGTATTCACCACACTCAAAATCATCATCAAGCTCAGCGAAAAACTTGAGATATGCTTCTAGCTCCTCACTCTTTAGATCACAGTTCAGGTATAACTTCTTGAGTGCCAGTTCTGATATGTATGGAGCTTTCCCATCTTGTGCCAGTTGCCTATATGGTGCTTGCTCCAACAGCCAACTGTAGAACCTTCTTATTTCATGAGTTAGCTTCGGGTAACCCCATGATTCAATCATTGCTGCACATATTGCTTCAAGCCTATACTCTGGTAAGGCTGCTCTGTCCCATTGTAGAATTGAAACAATGCGCTCTTCCTCAAGCTTCGGAATATAAATCCCATCAACAAGAATCCCCTTGTGTGACATGAACCAAAGATCTTCTTTGTTTCTTGTTCTTGAGGAAAAGTCGTAATTCAATCCTAATTCAGAGAAGTGCTGTTGTAGAGTGTCAAGAAACTTCTCACGGTCGGGTCTGACGGCTATAACAAGATCATCACCATTGACGAAGAACTTACAATACTCTTCTAGCTCATCAAATGTCCAACCCTCCTTCGTGAAAGCATAGTGCATTGCCAAAACGACCATGAGAGAGTTATCTACAACTGTTGAAGGCTGTCCACTGTTGTTTCCCCTATATTTTTTCACAATAGTTCCGTCAGGGGTGGAGATCGGTGTATACACGATCTCGGTGTATAGGTTGCGAAGCATCTGAAAACCTATATCCCAATCCTCCATGAAAGCAAATCTTATGGAAAGAACTGCATTGATTAAGTATGGCGTGAGAGAACTGTCAAATTGTGAGCCATCAGCATCACAGTAAACCCAGCCGTCTGGGAGGCTTGTTAGCAATCTATTCCAACCACCATAGAACTTAGTCATTCCCACTGTCCAACTGCAATTTATGTTTTGGGAATAGAACTGGTTGTTGAAATCATCAACACAAACTTTTCCACCAAGCAATGTGTCTATAGGAGCTGCWGTGAAGGTGCGAGTTTTGTTGGCTTCTATCTTTTCTTTGCACCTCAGTTCAGCTTTGAGTGAGCCATTCCAAACACCAAGTTTACCTGTATATAGCCTAAAACAACTCTCTTTTATGATCTGCTCTTTATCACTTTGAGAGTATTCAGCAAAGAAATCCTTCTTTTTGCCTCCATACATGGCTCCCACTGCAGCGTTCATGTTAAGAGCGTTGAAAATTTCTTGTTCATCAGTCACAAATGCACACTGTTTGAACCCCTTGAGCCTCATGTACAGTATGACCCTACAAGTTGCTTCTTCAAAAGCATCACAATCGACCACCCCAACCTCAATTGGTTTAGAGTACTTCATAAGGTCCTTAATGTACGCTTCTTTGTTAAGAAGACTCTTTCCATAYGCCCACATTAATGGCTGGAAGAACTTCTTTGCTTCCTCATCACATTCAAGATACTGCTTAAAGAGCATACACTCACCTTTCACAACATGTTTTGTGACTAGTTGACTCTTCATGTACGCCACAGCTGACAAGTTCTCTTTTAAAGCTTCCAGCATCCATGATGTGTTTGATGCTTGTTCCCGAACTGGTTCTTGTATATGGGCAAACAAGTCCTCTATGAGCTTGGTGGTTTTGAACATACCTGTAGGAGTATCTTTTGTTAACTTCAAGGGACCCCACAGTACATTATCTGGGTTGTACTTCCAGTTCTTCACCCAATCCGAATGCTGATCGTTTCGCAAATATTCCGCTTCAAAATCAATGTCAAATGCTGTATAATAGTTTTCACTATTGCGGTTATTTGCTAAACTGTGTATGCCCAGTAACATCCCATCAGATGTGCTCACAATCGGTAGACCACAATGCCCATCATCAGTTGAAATCCAATGCTTCCAAAATGTGCTTCTTTGGACTGGATAGGTGGCACTCGTTTCAGATATAACTGTGGATATGTACTTCTCTTGGAAGTTTGAACCAACCAGGCACACTCTATCAGCTTCCTGCGGACTCCTAAAATGCAATCGCTGGGGAAAAACTGGAAAATCCTTGGGCATCTTGATTAGAATTAAATCCCTACCCTTCAGTGGTTTGACTTCCAGACTCATTAGGTTTGGCACTCTAAAAACACCATGATGAGATCTTAGCTCCAGACTTCCATTAAAGCTCTTAAACAAATGGTGGTTTGCAATTATCAGCGCACCAAATCCAATTCCGAACGTTGTGCAAGAACCGTGCTCTGAGGACACTGTTAATCGACAGATCACTTGAGCAATTGGATTATAGTCCCGAGGTCCCTTGAGCAACGACTTGGATTCATGCTCGACAGGTTCTGCTGGAATGTCCTTCACATCAACTTCAACTGATGGCCCTGTTTGGCGAATCTGTCCACTCCTTTCAGGAAACTTAGCAATTGAGCTTGAGAGCTTGCTGACGAGTAATGGGTTACGTGGTGTGAGATCCACTCTCAGCGCCTTGTCAGACCAATCCTTTATTAAATAAGCATGTATTGTGGTGTTGGAATTTAAATGCTGAGTTTCCAACTCTCCATCAATGAGCATGTTGTGGCGAATTTCACCAAATCTTTCTTGAACGTCAACAACATCTGCATACACATTCTCCTCTATTTGGGCTCCTGTCAGTGGATCCACAAACTTTATATATGAAAACTGACCGGGATCAAACCCATACATGTTTATGAACTTTCGGTTTGTTTTCCCGATTCCAACTGTTGTGCCTTTTCCTTTGCCTTTCTTTGTGTAAGCAGAGCCAAAATACTCTTCAATTGTGTCCTCATTGTTGTCTATTTCAAACCCAGCTCTCTTGTCTCTCGCCTTCCTGAATTTTAAGGCTTGAATTCTCTTTGACTTGGCTTTGCCTTGATGTGTTACGCTTGTAAATTGGCTGGTGAACCATGAGTATAACAGCCACGCTCCTCCCGTTGCAATACCACAAGCTATGATTGCATCTCGTGCAATGAGAGGTGCATTCCAAACTCCCTTCAGCTTAAGATCCCTTGCCAGAGCACCTTTTGACTGGTGGTGTACATATTGAAGAGACTCAAATCTTTTTATGAGATTGATCTCGTCACGTGTTCCACCAAGATTGTTGAACTCCTTAAGTTGAGCCTTTGCCGCTTCCAATTTACGAATGTTCTCTCCAGTGTGGTCTTGAGAGTATTTAGCCCTCAAAGCATTCGTTATACCTACAATGGAGAACATACTCGAACAACCATTATCAACCAAACTCCTGTACTGATATTGCTTAGTTCTTTCATCCTCGATGAGCTTGTCGATTAAAGCTATTGTTCTCGGGATTGCATAGAGATCAGTGCTCAGAGTGTATGCAATCTTACTTATGGAAGCTGATCGGATCGAAGGAAAATTTGCTTCTGACTTATACTTCATGATAGCTTCCCACAAATCTTGGTGCAACTTCCCTGGGAGGTCACGAATGTGGAAAGCTATCTTCACATCTTGAGGCAAATCAAGCCTAATACCAATTTTCTCATATTCAAATGCTGTGATCCAATCACTTGATGCCCTGTATGGAATTGAGGACTCACTGAGAGGAATCATTGAATCTCGGAGCTTGTATTTCTTCAATAATTCATGAATTGCAGGATGCATTGTGCCATCATGAGCAACAAAATTGCATGTGAAAAATGGGCTCAGCTCAAAGGCGTGCATTGTTTTGACTTGCCTAACTGTGCACTTTGCAACAACACTAGTTGACACATTACTTGCCATGACTGGTAAGTTGTATGCAAAACAATATAATGCCGCTTCGGTTGAAATCATTTGAGGGATCTCAATCAAACCTTTTTCGGTGTGCCCAATTCGCACTGCTGTTCCCTTCTGGATTCTACCAACACGCCCCAAGCGTTGAATACGCTCACCATAGCTGATACTAACTTTGCTATAGGCAACACTTCTGTTGTCTACATCTAGAAAGGGGCTGACTTTCATACCGAAATCCACCACTGTGTCTATATCAAGAGTGACACCATTTTCAATTATGTTTGTTGCTACAACAAAATGTGGTTTCTCCTTGGTGCCTTTTGTGGTTATTTCGAGATCACCATGTTTCATTGTTCGACCATCCACTTTTGTCACTAACATGCCCTTGTCAGTCAATAATTTAGAGAGTTGATCAACCTCATTGTAGCTTGCCACATATACCAATGTGTTGACTCCAAACTTTAGAACATCTGTATTGCCACCCGTGTGTAACGAATCCACAAAGGACTTAAAAGAAATGCTATCCTCCACCACAAGATTCACTGGGTGTTGTGTTGTGAATTCAACTTCTCTGCCTGGCGGAGTTGCCGACACTTTCATGACTTTGCAACTACAGTGGTATGCGCTTATCAAACTTCGGAATGCCATCGCAGAAGCATCCATTACATGGCACTCATCTATGATGATATACTGGATCTCTTGTAGCTGTGTGATATTGTTTGCAAAGAAGTGAAGTGCAAAGCCACTAGTCATGACTGATACAGGTGACGAGCCAAACACGCTATTTCCTCTCATTCTCATAGTTGGCTTGAGAAAGAATGGTGCTCCAGACAACTGCTTATAAACATTTTCTGCGAGAGGTCTTGTGGGCTCTATAAGAAGAACCTTCCCTGATGTGCTCAAATGGTATGGTAGTCCAGTTGACTTGCCCGACCCTACTGCACCTCTAATCAGAAAGTCTCGATCAGAGCTTTGTGCGATGTTGCTCGCCACCATTGCAGCGGTTGCGCGAGTGAACTCCATAAATGTTCCTTCTGTGCGGTAATGTGGAATTACGAAGCCTCTTTCGACCTGATCTTCCCACCACTTACCAAACTGTGTGTCAACACTGCTAATGTCCTTCTGCACGCTGTCATCAAGTTCAAAGTCGACTGTAAGGTTCTTCTCCTCAAAATCATTCATGATGTCGTCAATAGACTGATGGCGCACTTCTGAGTCCATTGAGCTAATGATGCCTTTAAACTTATTTAACGTCTTGAAAACGCAATCGCTCCTATCAGCATCAAAAACCATAATGACTAAAGAAATGAAAGCGAYTATGTGCTCCAGTTTCTTAATATCAGCAGTTCCTCTCTGATGATGTACGACATCTGGTGTGTATTGCTCAACCAAAAACACTTCCAGCTCTGGATTAATCCCACCGACAAATTGTAGATATTCCTCATATGTGGGTTTGTTTCCAAGCTTCCTCTCTAGTGTCTTGTATAAGTCATCGCACAAGTCTTCTTTGATTCTCCGCTCATGATTACTCAATTGAAGCTTAATCCTTTTATTGTCCTGTACAATGAGATGCATTGAACCAAATATATTAAATAAAGCAGAAAGGATAAAAATTGTACTAATTAGTGTTCTTGCATTTGGTATGCACCTAAAAAACCTACCTAACATGTAAGAAGAAAGAGAGACACATCTATTATGTACAGCTCGCGAGATGTGGCCTTTGACCTCAGTGATCCTTTTTCTTGTATGGCCCACAGCCCTTGTAAAAACAGCACTTGGTGAGATATTGTACATTCCTTTCAAATCTRCTGTTTTTACTGGGTGCAAATATTTTACAATAGCACGTTTTTGCCTTCGTGCATGCCAAGTTGCGGATAGCTTTTCTCGCCAAGTTAAAGCGCTCCATTCTTCCTCCAAGCGTTCTAGATAATTTTTTTCTATTATTTGAATTATGTCATTTTCAAAATTCAAATATCCGCCAGAGATTAACTCGACATCACCATTTGATTTCTCTTTCAATCGCATTAGTAATGTGAGAGCTGTGTGATATGTTAAGTGTAATTTAAAACCATCACAAGTCACGTCAAACAAATCATGGGAAGCGCTCTCTATGATTGCGACTTGCTTAAGCAGTGTTTCTGCTACAGACACCTTCATGGCAAGATTGGATAACATGGTGGCTATCATCGCGATGCTCTGTTTCTCATTAATCCACAACTTAATCGCTGTTTCGAATGCCCCATTGTTATACATTGCCATCAATACTCCTGGGGATAACAACGACAACAGCATGATGTAAGGTTCATCCAAAAGTAACTCTCGCATCACTTTTGGTTTGAAGATGCCTTTAAATAGAACTTTCATTGCATCGACTTCACTAATACCACAACTAGGGGTGTGGAAGACTTTCCAATCTGTGCAAAGATCATCGGCATTCTGTGGAGCACGACCTAGACTCTTTCCACCAACCCTGTAGTGCTTTATCTCTGAATCAAGTTCATCATTTGCAAAAAGCACTAGTTGTGACAGAGTGGATGCTTTCAGTATGTGGTATCCTGAGCTAATTGAGCCATATGAGTCTACCACATGACATGTTTGTGAGTTATGATCAATTAAAATGCGAGGCAGTTCAGCATCATGGATATCTGGGAAGAAAATACGGAGTTGAGCACATGTTGTTGCTAAATCCATCAAGGATGGCCATGTCCCAAGCTTGGGAACGAATATGTCTCTAACTTTCTTGGTGAAGTCCTTTGCTTCATCCTCTCTGATATTGATTAACAATGCTAGAAAAACATTGATGTAACAATATCCTTCTTTTGCGATGTATAGCATATCCGTTTCCCCCTTTGGTAGATCAACAAACTTTGTGTCACCTGTGTTTCCTATGACTATATGCTTCTTGGTAGGTGCATATACTGTGGATTCAATGGCTGTTCCATCTTCAAGTGTAGTACAGCAACACGGGTACACAAAATTACCATTCTTATAGCTAATGCACTTTTTGCTTGTTGCTGGTTGCTTAATATGCTCTCCTTTCATTCTGGTTCTAAACTCAGCTAGGTCGAGAGGCACTATTAAGTTCCCAATTGCGAGCTTCCTGATGGTGTTGGGGCTTCTTCTTAATTCATACTGGGAGTAGCCCTTTTGTGGATCTATTTCTGTAAAGAAGTTTGAAAAGAACCTCTTTGCATGGTATTCTCGAGTTCCCCATATGAAATTTGCATTCTTGTCGAGTTGGTTAYCACAAGACAAGTACAAATTATAATTGGCTTTACCAGATAACTTGTTCCTAAAGGATGAGATGTCACCCTTTTTGATATTGTCAGTTCTGTTCTTCTGGTACTGGGCCAACTCAAGTAAGCTTGCTCGTGCCACTTCCCAGTCAAGTGRGTTGTTCTGAAAACCTCGAGCAAAGAATTCATTTAGTACATTCAGGTGTTTAAAGGGACTCTGTTGCTTATCCCCAACCATCTTGAAAATAGTGCTAAACATTTCTGAGCCATCAGAAATTGGCGTTGTCAGGTTGTTCAAAACTGAGAGTAGATGATGAACATGAGTGAACTTTGGAGCATAGTCACCTACACGAGTTAGCCCTTTTTGTGTTGTGTTGCTTAGCTGCTCAATAACTTCTTTTYGGTTCAGTTCAGAAAAATTGTGTGCACAAATTCCACATGTGAGTTTGTAACAGGGTATCAAACTCTGAGCTACAATTGTGGCCACTATGCCACAATCTTCAACTGTGAAGYCCTTCGAGCACTCATGAGATGGACCTTCCCTCAGTTTAGACCAATTGGAYTCTAAACCTTTCCAAAATTGATCCGCCGCAGAGTAATGGGTCATGCGGAATACTTCGTCCATATTCATTTTAAGTCGTGCATCAAAAACTCGTTGGTGTAGTGCTCCTCTAACAATGAGAAGTTTGTCGTGTCCGACAATCTCTCCATGTGTGGCTCGTTCAGCGTTCAAAATGAACCCACTACAACCCTTGGATAGCTCATGCAGTTTGTAGTGACTTCCCCAGCTGGAGACTCTAGCCAACTGAGCGATGATCTGCTCAATTCTTGAATCCATAAAGAAGTCAGTGGATAGCTTCTTCCCTTGCATGTGTTTTAAATCAACACGAGCGACATCGCGCCCGTTCAGCTTGGCGTATGATATTTTGTGGGCTTTCTTTCCCACCAATYCAATCTGCAGTTGTGACGAAACTGCGATCTGCCTGATTTCCCTAATCAAGCAATTGACAACACCACTTCTTTTTACAAATAGTGGTTTATTTTGAGGCTTCTTTATCCTCACAGAAGTAGCTGTCTTGATACCAGCTATTTGGGCCTCCATTGCGGATGGAGTAGCTCCACCACCTATCGAGATAGATGACACTATGCTCGGTGGGCTGTTGTAGAACTTCCGCAGTTCTTCCTCTTGCCTATGCTTAGCAAGTTTTATCTTGCTAATCTTCCTCTCAGATGGGCGGCGATAGCGTGTGACTCCCTTGGCATTCTTATATATTGATGCGTATTTCCTGCGCTCAAAATACGGCTTGAGCTGTTCTTCTAATCCCGCAAAAGGGTCTATAACGCACACTTGATTGGAAAGTGTTACTGATGTGCTTTTCTCGATTTGCCCCAGTGCTTTAGAAGCCATCACGGTGTGTGGTTTAGCCTCAGAATGCAAGCTGAATGTGCCAAATTGAATTGGCTGAGTGCTGACTTGTGCATCAGCTACACAGTCCAGAAAACTGAACAACACCCCCGGTTGTTCTAATTCAAGTACCTGCGGTTTGATGACCGCTGGCACACTCCCGAACATAATTACGTTGTTAGCTAACAATGCCATCAGAACAATGTGGTAAACTCAAGGAAATGCTTAAATAAACTTTATGAAAAGCTGTGAATTAGCTGCGAGTGGCTACGTGCGTTTGAATGATTAGAGTACTGCGAACTGACCAATGAAATTGCTTGTAATTTGCTTGTAAATTGCAAGAAAACTGATTGCTTGGATGTGTTTGTATTCGTTTTGCTGTAATGGGTTTGGTTTAATTT